TGTTGTACATAGTATGGTGTCTTCGTTTGTACTTGCTGTTAGTGCTGTAATTTCTCCCTCAATGTACTGAGGTATATGAGCTGTTACATCTACGGCATCATTAGTTTCCGCTTGGTCTTCTACGAAGTATTCACGGATACCTGCCCACTTACCACGCTTAACGGGGAAGAAGACATATTTACCTGCACCTACAGGTTTAGCTTTAAGACTAGCCTCAAACTGTGTGGTTACATCGATGGTAGCCGTTTCAGGAGTAAGCAAGTCAATAGCTGTAAGTTTAAACTGTGTTTGTTCTGAGAAGAGCAACAAGCTCTCTGCAAAAGGTACAGCATGTTTTAGGATAGATACTTGGTTGTTTGAGACTGCAATATCAATAGGGTCACTATCAACTACTGTCAGTACAGTACGTCTGAATAAGTTATACGTTTCAAACTCACCTGACTCTGATAAGATAATGTTTTCATCATACAGCATACCTAAACGGTTTCTGTGGAAGAAGATATCAGTTAGCGTTAAGCCATCTGTAGCAAAGCTAGGGAATGGGTTTGAGTCATCATCGCCTACCTTACGCTCTTCCCAAGGCATCACTTCAAAAGTGTATGCAGTATTACCTGTCCTGCGTATCTGGTGAGGCATGGTAGATGTATCAAACTGGTATGTAATCTCAGGTTTGATTGTTTCTTTCCATAAGCCTGTACCTACGCTGTCAGAGATTAGCTTAACGTAGTAATCATCTTGAGCCTCTTCATTGTCCCCTGCAATCTTAATAGTAAAGTCTTCAGGGCCATGTTTAGGCAGACCTTTAAAATCACCTGTTTCTTCTTTGAAGGCTAGTATGTGAGTGTTACCACGTGAATCTTCTACCTCGACCTCAAAGTCAGTATCCGAATACAAATGTATTACGTTATTATAACGAGTTTTATTGATGCCTGAAGGCAGTGAGATGCTAAATAATTGACTAGCAATGGTATCAGTTTTAACAGTATTCTCAGCAGCTTGTGTAGCCGAGGTACTACCATTTGAAGAATAACCTGTGGTGTAACTTTGGCTATTCCAAGAGTTACCTGTTCTACGTGCCTTAATTGTGTAGGTAGACCTATAGTCCCCCTGCTTCACATAGATAAGCGCTTCATAGCGTCTATTAACATCTGTGGAAGGCAGTGGAGAAAGAGCGGGGTCAATCGCTACCACTTTCTTCTTATTAAGTATATACGTATAATCCGCAATCGTTACAGCCGATAAATCCGCTTTAGGATTAGTAGCTGAATTAAGATAAGTAGCTGTTCCCCCTAGCGTTAAAGGGTTGCCTACTTTGTCGAACATGTAAGTATATGCAGTAGTACCGTCATTCGTTACTATTAGTGTGTTTAACGTTTCGTTGTCGCGCCTAACAGTATGAATGAAAGCAGTGTCTATGTTAGATATGTTCTGTAAGACATTACCTGCATCATTTAATAGTTTTAAATGCTCAGTGCCAGGTCGCTTAGACAATCCCGAAACAACTGAGGACACAGCGTTTAACTGCTCTTCACCTTGGGTTTTTAGCCGTAGTGATGGAGGCTGTTGGGAAACACCATTAATTAAGTTTGGTATTGAAGCACTGATTAAAGGCATTAGTAAGTCCTCTTAGTTCCAATACGGTCAATTACGCGGTAGACATCGTAGCTGTCACCAATGTTGTAATCTGCCATTTCATTCTCAAATGCCTTCATTTCAAAGAGGGCTTGTGTTTCATCGTTAGTATGGAATGTGTGTAAATCACCTGCTCCTACGATACTGTCTTGTAGGACACGAGCTGCTTTGATTGTAATGTATCTACGAGCAACTGAGGGTAATTCTTCAAATTCTAATTCGTATGTAATATCTAAACTTACTTCTTTGCCTACGTTGTATGTGTGGCCTACTCTGTCATACATTTTAGTTCCACGTTGGACTAAATCTATTGAAGAGTCAGAGTTGTAAGTTTGGTCAGCCCTTATAGTGTTGGTAGCCAGAACAACATCACCGTTTAGATTAGGTGCAATCTTTACACCTGTCTCACGGTTATAGTGCCATCCTTCTGCCTGTACTGAACGGCTGGTCTGTGCAAGCGTAGTTTCGGCCTGCTCTGCTTCAACAAGACCAGAGGACAAACGGTTTACTGGAGCTTCACCGATTGCCGATAGCATAATGTTGACAGCTTCTAGTGTTGAGTTTGGTGTCATCTTTAGTTCCTATTAACGTCTTGATTTAGACCCTGAACACTTCCAGCGTTTACGAGACAATCTCAGCGGGGAGTTAGGGTTTGAGCCAGCTTTTTTAAATTTACGTAACTGAGCTGCTGACCTAGCGCAGTAAGAGTCACCCTTACTTGTCCCAGGTTTTACACTCGCGCCTTTCTGTCCGTAAGAAACTCTTTTGCCAGAGGCTGTTATCTTTAAACGAGCCTTACCTTTTCTTGGGGTAGCCATAAAATCTCCAAAAACAAAAAAAGGGGAATCCCGAAGGACTCCCCAAATTTGAACTTATGCTACGTTCAAGCTGATAGCACATGCAGGGCGTAAAACATTGTGGCCCATTGCGTACTTGGCAACCATAATTGTACCTTGACGGTCAATTTGGTACTCAGACTCAACACCAAGGTCGAGTAATTTAACTGTAGCAGCAGCATCTTCAGCGAAGATAAGACCACGTACAGAGCTGAAGTCAGCTTTATAAGCGCCAGAACGGCTAGAAGTTAAAGGAACTGGAGTAGCAGAAGTGCTAGACTCGTCAGTTGTAGGAATGTGGTTAGACATCATAATCTTAACGCCACCAATCATAGGTACAGCGCCAGAAGCGATAGAACCAGAACCACCTACATCACGGTTCATGTGTGCAAGGTTGTTTACTGATTGGTCTGCACCGAATAGAGAGTAATACTGCTCTGGTGGTAAGACACAAACTTTAGAACCTGTGATATCTTTCTTGTCGAACTCTTCAAGAGCAGCGTAGATAGCCTTAGCAATCTTACCGCCGTCTAAAGCGTCACCAGCTACAGAACCGATTGTGACGTTGTTTGTGTAAACTTCTTCATCAAAAGAAGCACCAAACTGTGCAGCAGCTTCAGTAGCGTTTGTAACACCAGCAGCTTTAGCAATGATGCGAGCTACGTTTTTGTCACAAGTGTTACTTAATGCGAAGCCAGCTTCTTTAGAGTAGATAGAACGCACATCGTAGTGGTTCATAGCTTCGTCGATGTTGCTGATGAACTGGCTAGAGATAAGCAAGTCATCAACTGTAACAGTACGCTCACCATGCTTCACAGCGTCAGCTTGGATAAGCTCACCTGGAGTGTGGTATTTAGCAGCAGCTTGACCTGTCAATGGGAATTGAGCAGACTTACCATTGCTGATAGTACGGTTACGGTGAAGAGGCATAAAGACGTTACGCTCTTCAAAAGCTGTAAGGACTTCGCCTGCATATAGTTTTAAGAACAGCGCACGGTTATCGCCTGCTGCGTTTACTTGGCCCAAACGTGATACAGTTTGGTCTGTTGGAAATGCCATTTTAATTTACCTTTTAGTAATGATTAGTTGAGTTGTTTTGTTAGCTACTCAGCTTAGTCATCACATCCTTTTCGCTTAGGTTGTCTCCCGCAGGAGGCCAAAGGTAATTAGTTTGTAATGTATTGCTTCGTATATAAAAAACCCCTCCGAAGAGGGGCTAAAAAGGAGACAGTTTTTTAGAACACATTAGACCTAGCCAACTTGTCGGCTATAGTCTTTCTGTAAGCGGGGTCTTTCTGATATCTGGGGTCACCCATCGCTGCTGTTAGTTCTGCAACTGAGTTGAATGCCCCGCCCTGATTATTGGAAGCCTGTCCCTGTAATAGTGTCGGTTCACTTCCTGCTTCAGAACGATATCTCGCGCTTAATCCTTGTACTGCAAACTGTGTAAGTGCTGGGTCACCAGACTCAATGTTAGCATTAAATGCGTCTACCTCACTTGGAGACAGATTAGCTGCTGCCCATTCAGTCATAGCGCGGTAGCCTTCTTCTCCACCTGCCATCCCAAACACTTCATTTTGAAGCTTATCAGCAATAGCTTGTTGACCGTTAATCCATGAATCAACTAAATCTTTGCCAAAGCCTGCTTCACTTAGTTTAGTGTAGGCATCTTCAGATAACCCACCGTTCTCTAAGTATTCTTGTTGAAAGTCCTCAAAGTCTAAACCTTTCTCACTAAGAGCTGAGGCTACTTCTTGGGCTTCTTGTTCTACTTCTTCTGCAATCTCTTCAGAGCTTGCTTCTTTTACGTCTGTCTCTTCTGAAGGTGCAGACCCAAGCTTACTTTCTAACTGTTGGTAAGCTTGAGCCATTGCTTCAGGAGACTCAAACTTTTCTGGTAACCACTCAGGGCGGTCTGGATTGTTAGCTTGTTCAATCTGTTCAGCTTTCTCCAGCATAGCCTCGTCATGATTTTCAGGGGCTGTTGCCTGTTGTTCACCAGTAAATGTGTTTAATGTCTCTGCCATTTTTATGCCTTTTTAAAATTTATTCTTGTGGAGGCTGCATAGCTTCACCAGCAGACTTAGCCATCTGAGGGGCAGCTTTAGTAGCCATATCAGCCATTGTGCTTTCCATCATTTGTTGCTGTTGTTGTTGCTGTGCTG